TCCGTTGGGTTACGCGGAAACGACTACATACTCGGCGGCCACGGCCGACGCATACTTCACCACAGTGACCTCATACCCGATCGCGTCGTTCAAATTCTGCGGCTCTTCAAATTTCGAGACTTTGAAATCAGCCCACAGTCCACGGCTGCCGACAACCGCGTTTGACCCATTCAGAACAGCCAGGGCGATGACGGTTTTACCCTCAAACGCATCTCGCAACGCATCACGGCCGGCGTCGGTATCTCGATGGGCCAGGTTGAAACTCAGCTCTGAAGACGAAATTGATCCGATGTCCATCGTGTCATGATCGTCACCCCTGGCGGACGTGTCGGCGGTGTTGCGCTCGCCCGGTTGCGTGAGGTCTCGAACCGTCGTGACCTCCACAAGGTTCGGCTGCGTCGGGGCTGGACTACTCCAAGACGCCCGCGTGCCTGTCGATTGGTAATACAGTTTTGCATCTCGTCCCATTGCCATGGCAGGGGCTCCCTATGTTGTGCGGTTGCCCGCCGTGTGGTTATGGTGCGCTGGTCGTGACGTATTCGGCCGCGACAAGCGTAGCGAATTTCACTACCGTGACCTCGTAGCCGATGGCGTCGTTTAGGTTTTGGGGTTCCTCGAACTTGGAAACCTTGAAATCCGCCCACAGCCCCTTGACGCCGACGGTCGTCCTGGCTCCATTCAAGATCGCCAGCGGAATCGTTGCCTTGGTCTCGAACGCCGTCCGAAGTGCATCTCGGCCGGTGTCGGTGTCGCGATGCGCGAGATTGAAACTGATCTCTGACGACGATACAGACCCCACGTCCATCGTGTCGTGATCGTCGCCGCGATCCGAGGTGTCAGCCGTGTTCCGCTCCCCTGGAAGTGTCAGGTCGCGAACGGTCGTGATCTCGACTAGCGTCTCAGGACCGTCGTCGGCCCATGCAATCCGTGTCGCAGAATCCCGGTACAACTTCGCGTCTCGTCCCATTGCCATGGTATCATTCCCCTAAATTATGGGTGTATCATCATCACGCGGGCGTCGATCCGCTGAACGATGGTGTGTGTTTGTGTGACTACTGTCTCGATAGCCCGAAGGCGTGTTTCGTGGTCTGTGTCTGTCGACTTCAGTTCTGTATCAGCAGCCCGCAATTCGCGAATTTGAGCGTCCATTCCCGTCCAATCAGCCGACGCCGACCAAACAATCCCTGCGCAGGTAACACACACCGCAACTACTGCCGTAATGCCCGCGATAACACCTGCGTCGAATAGCTTCTTCTGCCTTGGACTCATCGCATTAGCTCCCGAGGATTGCTCTGAACTCATTGCCAAAACGCACTTGATTCGCTAACAATGCCGGCCCCAGTGTAGGACGCTGCGGGAATTCCTGGCCGAGGAACGTGCCGCCGTGTTCATGTGCCGACATCGACATGCCAAGGACCGGCTCCATAAATCCAATGAAAGCTGTGTCGCGATTCTTGTCTACCGAAAAGAGGACGGCGTCCGCTCGCTTCGCCTTGCCTTTTCTCGTGTGTGGTGGCTCGCCTTCTGGTGATGCCCCTTTGCGACGCTTGATGAACTTCCGAGCCGTCGACCTGACGGAAGCGGCCGCATTTCCTAGCGAACGAAAGATCCCCTTCTCCGCGAGCTTCTCAATCTTCCTGGCAATCTCTCGTTCGAGGATCACCTTGAATCCGATGAATGCGATCATCACACCACCCCATCGAGCAAGGTTTCCGATCGGTATTCCGCCCGAATGATCCCGGTGAATTGTCCCCAGTCGCGCAAGTCCTGCGACGAGTAAGTTGACCGGACTACAACGGTCGGAAGCAACTCGGCCTCAGGGTAATTCGCAAGCTGTGGCGTGTTGTAAAGGAACTCAACAATCTCCTGCATAAACGCTATCCACTCATCCATGTGCCTGTTGCGAATCTTTCCGCTGTCCTCTTCCTGGTCGAGGTTCCCGAACTTGAAACGGACGCCGATGTCTATCGTACTGGTCCACGATATGTCGCCACGGTCTCGCTGCTCGGGCGCCTGCGAAACTGGAACAACGTCAACGTGAAGCGTGTCGTCGTCAGTCAGTTGCATGTCCGTCACGAATGACCGAAGCGGCTCGAACTCTTTCGTAAACGGCGCACTTGCCAACTCGTCGCGCAACGCCTCGGACACCTTTTTGAGTTCGGACTGGTGCATTGTTTACTTTGGACTAACGTGCTTGGTGTGAATTATGTATTCGTAACGATCGACATTCGGCTCGAAGCAGCGACCACTAGGAATTGGCTTCACTTCATACGTGTTTACAATTTCGTTGATTGTCCGTTTGATACGATCATTCGATCGTGGTGAAACTGCTCCGGAGCCGAAGTCATAGTCGTCAATGTCGATGACAAAATCTGTTGACTCGAAAGTCGTGATTATCCTGTCGTCGCTCCCCCTGCTGTAGGTCTGCGCCGTCACCTGAGCCGTCACTGTCTCCGCCGACTCCGTTGCGCCACGCACCAACGTCACCTGCTCGCCGAATGTCTCAGCGAACAGGTCGTTGGCAGTAGCGAAGTCGTCGGAAAACATCGACATAGGATCACGCAACCTCGGTGGTCCGGATGGCCAGTTTCGCAACTCGCAGAATCCCGACTTCGGTCCCGTTCGTCTTCTCAACGTGCGTGAGAAGCTTGATCGGCCCAGTGGCGTCGGCCAAGGTGAAGTCCGAATCCGGCAGCACGTTGACACCGTTGATATAAATCAGGATGTCGTCGAGGTCACGGCAGTCAAATACGAAGTCGAAGTATACGCCCTCGACTGCGTCCACTGTCGTGTCGATAGCCGAAGTTGACGTTGTGCCGTCCGCCGACTGAGCAAGAATGTTCAGCCCGTTGTCGAAGTGAAGGAACACGAACTCGGTAATAGAATCGGCGCTCGTCGCGTGCGTGTCGTTGGCCAGGCCGATGTTGAAATCAGTTGCCGCCCCAGAAGGCGTGTCGATGATTGCAATCCGACCCTCGACGATGAACGGAATCGCACTGCCCGAAACAACGGGGACCGACATCTGAGTCATGATGTCGGTTTTTTCCGCTTCACTCGTCGCCGCGATATTCAGGTTTGCGGCGCCGGGAAGCATCGTTACAGCAGCAGCGCCGACGTTGACAATGTCAACCATGTCAATCAGCGAATCGATCGTGTAGACCGGCTGTACGTTCAGATCAACCACGACGGTCGTATCGGCCGCCGCAGCGTCACCAATGGCAACGCCAAGGAAGAAATCGGCGCCAGCCAACGCATGCAATGGCGTGGCCGAATTGGCCGATCGATCCCAGTAGATCGGTGCGCCGTCGAGAATTACGACGCTGGCCGACTTCGCGACAGTGAACGTTCGCTCGACAGCCATCTCGGCGAATTCGCCAACCGGCACAGTCTGAAGACCGAGCGTGATACCTGCCCGGCCGTCGGGCAATTGGATGATCTCGCCAGAGCTTAACGCCTCCGGCGCAACGATTGTGACGCTACTGGCGTCCTTGCAAAGTGCGGCTTCCGCCATGATATTTTCTCCAGAAAAAGGTTTTGTTTTGAACTCTCGTTTGCCCCGAGGTTCCTCGCACCTAACAGCCTATGCTTAACTGGCACCCGTCGACTTGTGGAGCCCACGGTAGTCCATCGCCTTGGCGCCGATGTCCATATTGATGTCCCAACCCATGCCCCACTGTCCCTGATCGAGGTTGAAGCTTCGCATGGTCGGGCGTCGACCCGTTCCGGCACGGTAGGCAACGCGAATCGTTCGCGAGCCACCAGCGGACAAGAAGAAATTCGTGGCCGTGCCGACGAGTGCTTCCCCGTCGGTCGGATCAGTCACGCCGGCTACGCCGATTCGGTCGTCGATGACCAGGGTCAACCCTTCGTCCGCGATCACATTGATGGGATAAAACGTGTTGTCCGTGTCGCCGACCTTGGCCAGAGCGGTCGAGGTAAGCAACTCCTTGCCGATCCACTGCAGCGCACTTGGGACGATGAGGAAGCGGGGACGGATATTCAGGACGGCGTCGTCGCTGCGATAGGCTCCCATTGCCAGAATGGCGGCCTGGATCGCATCGGCCGCAAGGTCTGCGGTCGTCAGGTTCGCGTGACCGCCGGAGGTCGTAACGGCTGTGGCGTTGAAAAGTACGCCATTGTCGGCAATCAGTTCGTCGTTTGCCAAAAGTATCGAATACACCAGGTCAGGACGAAGTCGAGCCGCCGCCGCTCCCATCTCAACGGGCATTTTTAGCAATGCACCGAGGCGATCGTTGATAATGTCCTGTTCATCCGCAACCCACTTTCGGGCGTACCTCGCGATTTTGTAGGTCTCGTGCGAATCCGAGATCGTAGCGTCTTTTGCCGTTCCACCACGGGGAAGCGGCTTCAGGGTGGTGTCGGCTTCCAGGCTGATGTCTTCCTGCGTAAGGAAGTTTTGCACGTCTTCGGAATCCGCCCAAGTGCTGGTGTCGGCCACCTGGTTCCAGCCCTCGACCAAACTGGCGTAGACGTTCGTCGAAAACACATGGGCCAGAGTTCCGCCAGAAGGCGTTGCCCGCAAAGCGTCAATAGTATCGTTCATCGTTCGGACGTGTTTGCCCGTGTCGATCAAGATACACTCACGCACCAGGTCGTAAGCACTCATGCCGATGTACTGGTCTCCTCGCTCGGCGTCCTCTTCGGTAATTGCGTTGGCCCGTCCGGGTTGCGTTTGGCCAGCGTGCATGGAGTGCTTCGTTGGGTCTAGGCCCCGGGAAGCCATACAACCGGCAGCCAAACTGCGGGCCGTGCAATCCTTGTCGTGGCTGCGGGAATGCTGGGCGGGGCCGCTCGGGCCTCGCTCGCGGACAGACTTTAGGAATTCGGGGCTCGATTTCTCGACGCTCCACCCGTCGTCGATGGCTCTCTGGAGCACTTCCGGAGCCACATCGTCACCAGCGAGGTCGTTTAGGCCGCGAACTCGCTCGCGTTCCTCAACAACAGCTTGTCGGGCGACTTCCGCCGGGTCGACTTGCTCGGCTCGTTCTTCTGTGACTTGGGGCGTCTCGGTTCGCACCTCTTTGGTCGCCCCGACCTGCGTCTCTTCCTGGTCTTTTCGTGTTTCGTCCATCTCTTCCTCGTTGGTTAGTAGATCGGCCCGAATCTTGCTGCGCGAATCCGCGCCAATCGGAACCAGGGAAACTTCTTTCAACGTCCAATCGGTCGAAATCCGTAGCGTCCGACCCTTCGCCGTGTATGTTTTGCCTTTAACGACCGCTGTCTGACCGGCTCGGATGTCGACGAACTTCTCGACTCGATAGCCTGCCGATACGTCTTGTAGATGCCCGTCGCGAACTTTCGCCCACGCTCGGGTTGATGCGTCATCACCGGCGAAGAATAGACGCCCGGTGGCTTCGTGCTCACCTGTCTTGATTTCGCGAGTCGAGCCGAAAACATCGTCAAGCGACCAACGAGAATGATTAGCCAACATCGGAACTTGTCCGGGCGACCGGAGCCCGTCCATTCTCAGGACTTCGTCGATCAATTCGCCCGTGCGATTTTCGGAAACGGTTACGGGGTCATCAGTAACGATAACCGCCTCGACCGAACGGGTTTCGTCGTCGGCCGACTCAGCGCGAATGCAAAACGAGCGAGTCGTGATGTCGCGAGTTGCTTCGACCGTGGATCTGGTCGTGATTCCGTCGGCAGCTTGCATCGTGTTTTCCCTTGCTTTGCGGCCTACCTCGACACCGATTTTGCTCTTCTCTTCGGGCGAGACGGATGCGTAGAATGATTTGGCTTGGGCCTCGGTGGCTGTTGACGGCAAACCTCTAGCAACGAGGACGGCCCGAAGTGTTTTATCCACTGACAGCCTCCAATTCTGGCTCGGCGACTGGCTCCGGCTGGACCAAATGCGGAGGCAGCGGCAATCCGGCCGCCTCGTATTTCGCGACTGTGGCCAACTCGGAGGTGATGTGCTGGTCGACGGTCGTGCCGAGGTCAGACATGGCTTTCGCTGTCGTGATTGTCCCGTTGGCGAGTCGCTCGGTCGTGCCCTTAGCTTCCTTCAGGGTGTCAACATGCGGTCGAACCGGCCATGTGAACAAGAAAACGGCGTCGGATGGCGTGGTCCGAAGAGCGGAATCGTCGAATCGGGCCTCTGCAACTACCATTGCAGCTAGTCGACTAAGAGGCCCGACACTTCGCTCTGTGCCGCCAATCCAGTTCTGAATCCACTTGACGAACCCAGACCACCCCTGGCCGTCGAACCGTGCCGACGAATAGTTGTGATCTGACGCATCGTTCCGAAGGATCAGGTTTGGCATGCAGATCGGGGCACCAATCTCTCGTTGTCGCTCAGAACGGTAGTCTGGATATTGGACTGGCGGCTGCCCCGCGCCGATGTTGAACGGCTGCCAGCCGGGCGGGGCCATCTTGATCGTACGCCGCTCGTAGGTCGTGCCCTCTGGCGTCAATTGGGGATCTTCTGAGTTCGTGTTGAATAGAAGCGTAGAGTTCTCGGCCATACTCACGGCCGCGTCTTGCACGTTGTCGTCGTAGTCGCGAAGGTCTGCCGCTGGAGTCAGCGAAGAAATGATCCACGGATATCCACGGGCTTGCTTGGCTTCGTCGTCGACGAATCCATGAATCACCATTTCGGCCGGCCACGGCTCGACCTCTTGGAGGAATCCGTCGGCCGTCGCCTTGTTAATCCAATAGCGGCTGGGTCGGTCAAGCTCGGCCGTCTCAAACTCGACCCCCAGCACAGTCCTGGCATCGCCAGTCGCATCGATCGGGCTGGCCAAGTCGCGGGGCTCTTTTCGCCGCAACCGCATCTTAACTTGGCTGTCTGCTGTTCGATCGGTGTCGACCTGCGCCAGAAATTCGCCGCATGTGGGTAATTTCTTGACCCAGGACCGCAGAAGCGAGGCGCCGGAATAGTTGTCCCGGAAGGTCGGGGCCCGGAACCAATCACGCCAAGCCTTCTCGGCTGCAGTATTGTACGCCTCGTCGCTCGACTGCACTTCCAGGGTAGGGCCGTCTGGTCCAACCACGTCGTTGGCCAGAGTGCCGACCATGCCGGTGAGCGTGCCGTTGTTTCGTGTCTCGAAAACCGTTCGGTCGCGAATTATCGTGAGTTGCTCGGTCAGCCAATCGTTGATCGGGCGTCCGCTGGCCGCCGCAGTCGACCAATGGGCCTGGTTAAGACGGTTCGTTTCGCCGGCTTCCCAGTTGCGCTGCGAACCCATCCACTCTTGCTTGGACGTGTACCGGACGCCGCCGGGGCCGTCTACAGCGATCAGATTGTCGCCAGCAGCGTCTACGATGGGTGATTTGCGGGCCGTGGTCATGCGGTCGGCCTCGCTCGGGTGACCTTAGACTGAGCGAAAACGCCACCGGAAGAGCCGCCGGCCGAGCTGGCTGCCTTGTTTTGGCGCCGCTCCATGCGCGTGATAAACGCCTCAATCGACTCGCCGCCGGGCATTTCGATGGATCGATTGCCGCCCCCGCTGCCTAGGCCTTGCTCAACGTCTGGGGCCGTAATAAGCAGCAGCATCGCCTCCGCGTTCTGGATTGCGGTGGCGTAGTCGCCGGACGCCAGAGCGGCAATTGCGGCGGTTCTGTGGGTGTTTAGCTGTGCGATACTCATGGAATAGAGTATCGCACGAATGGCAATAGAGGCGGGAAGTCGGATTACTAGAGAATAGCAACAACCGAAAATCTGTACTATTTCGCGAAATGACGCGAATCGGCCGACTTGAACGTTTCGCCGCATGCCCGGCATCTGTGGTACCGGACGCGAGGAACGCCGTCTACCTTCTGCATTGTCCGATAGACCAGTATGTCGGCCTCGCCACACTCAGGGCACCCACGTACCGGGTACGCCGTGTCACGCGGCTTCGTGACCTCTTGCATGATTCGGTCGGCGTCGTCGCACTCCATCCCCTCCAGAGCCTCGTCAACCGTCTCAGGAACGGCAATAGGCGTAGAAGGCTCGGCTTCCTCTGCACTGAACGAGAACAGCAGGCCACAATGCCCACAGCACGCCTGGCCGGAATTCTGTCGCGCAAACCATCCGTCAAACGCGATGATCGGGCGAGTGATTTCGGATTCGCGGCAGCCGCATCGAGGGCATTCGGGTCCGTTGGAAAGTTGTAGGGATGGTCCGAATGTCATTTGGGTTTATGTTCCCTGCACCAGTGGATTCTCAGTGTTCTAGGCCACGCGGCCAAACTGCCTCCGTTGCCGACGCTTGGTGGACCAAAGCGGCAATCGCCTATTTCGCCGCACACTGCATCACGAAACTTGCATGTGTCGCATGTTTGCTTTACATGCATTGGGCCACTGACCAACGATCCGACGTATTTCCTCTTTGGTTCTGCCGGCTCCACCTTGCCAATTACTCGAACGAACCCGGCCAGGAAATGACGAACAGGATCTTCGTCTTCCTGATTTGATAGTGTGACCAGGACCTCGCAATCGTCAGGCGTCGCGTGCGTGTCAACGGCGACTGCCACGCCACGAAAACCGGTTGGCGTGTGCTCGCAAAGATTGCCCATGAAACGATCGTACTTGTTTTTCGTGATCGGCACCTGACCGCCATGGCAGTTTGGGCATCGAGAAGCATCCATCCAATCAGTAGTTCCTGCCTGCACGGTTACAACCGAACCGCAATTACCGCAACTCTTCCGGAACTCTTTCGGCTTCGCTGTAAATTCCTCCGCAACTTCCTTTGACAACTGCGTATGTGAACACTTGGTGCAAGCCTTGATATTGTAAATTATCACAAGCTTGTCGCCGCATTTTTCGCATCTCATGCTCTCTTCCTCCCTTTCTTCGTTTCCTGTGCCGCGAACCAACCGCCCGGCTTCACTTCCCCCGCTGGTTTCCCCATCGAAAGCAGCCGAATCCCCTTCATATTAGCCGCTACGGACGCCATATAACTCGAATCCAGCCAATGAATCGTATTCGTCTTAGCCTGGAACCGACGCACCAGCACGCCTTTAACGATGTCCTCGACCTCAATCTCGCCCGCGATGTGTTTCGCAAACGTGAAAAGCTCCTTCTCATACCGACCGCGTCGCTTCGGGTTGTCCGTTGGAACGCCGAAAACGAACATCGACCCCGGCTTGTCCATGCCCGTGAGGTATCGAGCGTGAAGCCACGCTTTCCAATAATCGGTTTCCATGTTGACCAGCCACACCCCCTTAGGCTGCCTCGACGTGAACCAATGGTCGCCCGGCTTGCGATCCTTGCTCATGCGCGTGACGTTTCGGAAACTAGCGGAAGCACACCCGGCCGATTTGCCATGGCCAACGGCCGCGCGAACCGACAAGCCCGCTTCCCGAGCAAACGCGTACACCGCATCTTGCTTGTACCTCGCGTCGACCAGCGTTAAGTCGATCGGCATGACCTCGTCAGTAAGCGTCCTATAGATGCCCGAGTTGGCGACCTCCTGCCTCGACCGCAACGCCTGCAAAATAGCGTGCTCGACGCCTGCTTCCTGGCCCACCTTCGTGCCGTGGACGTTCTCCACACCCCGGTCGATCACGTAGCCCGAGCCGTCGACCTTCCACGCTTTCACGACCCAATGGAGGGCGTACTTGCCCACGTCGATCCCCTGAGTGACAACCGTGCAGCCCGGCGGAATCACGCACCGAAGGTACCCGCTCATGTGTTTGAGGATCAGATGGGCCGTGATGCCCGACTCGACTGGTCCCGACTCTTCCGGCGGGTCGTTGTCGAACTCTGTGGAGACGGCTTCCTGGCCGTTCCGAGTTACTTCGACGTAGTACGACTCCAGTGCCGAGACCTCGATTTCGTTTCCACGCCGATGCGGATTGCCGACAACCGCGCCGACTTCCATCGCCTTGCGGTTCTTCAGAAAGAACTTGTGCGCCGTCAGCGTGCTAGGCTCGGCCGCCCAGTCGGATATCTGGAGAGATTGGAACTCTTCCCATAGGTCTTGACGCTCTGGCGGCTTAACGAGGTATCTGAATCGCTTGCCACGGAAGGAAGGCTTCGCTTCTGGGTCCGTAAACTTGAACGATAACGCCTTCCGGGCCATGATAGTGGTCAACATCACGCGAGAAAGGCGCCGCGTCTGCCCGGCGCAGTAGGCGATATCCATGTCGATCTTGTTTTCCAGCTTGATTCGCTGCCTGTCGTCGTCGCTGCAAGCGATATCACGGGTCTCGGGGTCGTCGATAATCGCAAGGTCGGGGCGTTTCGTGCCGTACCGAATGCCACGGACGGCCGCGTCGAGCCCCCTGGTGGCGATAATCGAGCCGGTAGCCCGCGAGCCCTTGCAAGTGATCGTCGGCAAAACAATTTGTCGTCCCGACCACTTGAGCTTGGTCCGCTGGTCGGTGAACGTCGCCTTGCCGATGTTGCCATAGACGATTTGCCCGCTGGCTCGATTCGACTGGCCCTCCAATGCAGCGGCCGGCCCGCACACCTCGTTGTAGTCCACGACCAGCCGCTCGGATTCCTCGAATCGCTGCTTGACGTTCGCAAGAATCCGCTCGGCGTCGTCACCGGTTGCCGAGAAGATTACCGGGAAAATCAGAATTCCCTTGAGAACGCAAAACATGATGACACACTCCGCTATGGATGTTTTGCCGTCGCCGCGTGGGGCAGCAATGGCCTGGTCTCCGCCCTCGGTGGCCGCTGTCAGGATTGCCGCGATAATATCCGACTGGTTTGGTGTGAAGTCGTAAACGAAAACGTCGGGGAAGTAGTACCGGAGCCACTTATGGCAGTCTTTTTCCAGTCTCGTGCGACGACGCAAAGACGCGGACGACACCGAAATGTGGATACGTCTGGACTGGGCGCGGTCCTGCTGCTTCCGGTCGGCATCCTTCTTGCGGAATTCGTCCGGTGTGAGTGGTTTTTTTGTGCTCATTCATCCTCGGCGTCCCTGTTGCGATCGGCCCACGCGACGACTTCACGACACATAGCAAGGAATTCCGATACCGTCTGGGTGCCCTTGGCCTGGTTGATATCGGCGTCGACAATACAAATGTTGTCGATCGTGTTTTCGCCACCACGCGACACGGGCCGCATGTGGTCGGCCGACGATGTCTCAGGCTTCAGCAGTCGACCCGACAGAAAGCACTGGCCGCCCTGATTGTCCACCATCTTCCGGAGTCGCTTGGCTGTTACTTTTCGGTCGTCGCTCATTGATTCGTTGTACCCATTTCTCGATTCGTTTTTCCCACTTGTCCTGTCTCGCCCTGCAAACTAGACGGCCGAGTTGCTGGGTCATCCTCCTGGTTTTCGTGTCCCAGTTCGCGTTGCATGCCGCCGGTGGACGTGGCTTGGATGGTTTGCGAGTGTCTGAGTTGATTGTGTACGTCTTGAACTCAGACCACTTCTGCCACGGGTCTCTTGTGAATCGAC